ACATTTTCAACCGATGCCACTTGATCAATCTTGGTATCAGGTTGTTCGCTGGATTCAAAGATATTTGGATATTCATGGATAATATTTCTCAAGATAGAGGAGCCCAATCCTCTGCCGAATACATTAGACGCGCTAGCAATCATAACCAAGGAAGCATTGCGAATTGCCTCATCCATGTTTCCCTTAATTTTCACTACCGTTTTTTCTTTGAAACCCTCAACAGTCAAAAGCTCTTCCTTCGTCATAAGAAGAATCTTAGGTACTGTATCAAATCCAGCCTTTATCAATCTTCTAACATTGCCAGGACCAACCCCTTTAATATCGAGTTTTTTAAAGAAGAATTCCACATTTTTCTGTAATACCATTGGATTGTTTTCAGTATTTTTAAGCATTGCATCAACGTGACTCTCGTTCCACACCCAAGGTACCGATGGCATTTTGGGACTTTCAGCTGGTTGAATTACCGCTTGAATTTTTGGTATAACATCCCCAGATCGAATCAACTGAATTACCGCGCCTACTCCGATATTATTATCTTCTACATATTTTGCATTGTGAGCAGTTACAAATTCGATTGTTGCTCCTCTAATATTTACAGGCTCAACTTGAACAACTGGATTCAGATAAGCATCTTTACTGGCGGTCCATATCACATCAACCACTTTTACTTCAGCAATCTGATCGCTCAAAACCATCTTGAAAGCAAATGCGTAATCTGGATTTTTATTGCGACGTGGATGTTGTTTATCGTCGTTTACAATGATTCCATCAATCATGTACTCATAATTACTGCGCCATTCCACTAATAGATCTGACAACATCTCATTTGAGATGTCATCCGTAACTTCGTGCAATACTGTAACTACGCCATTTTTTTGAAGCCACTCCAATTGTTCACTAGGTTTCATAGCAGGTTCGATAACCTCATATCCTACAAAATCTAGATCTGTCCATTTCTCGGTGTCTCTTTTTTTGGCGTTCACCAATCCAGCTACCATATTGCGTGAATTTTTATACTCAGCGCTGTATTTTTTTTCAAATAATTTTTCCTTAATTAGTAACTCTCCCCTTAATGTTACATCTTTGCGTTTTGGCAAATCCAAATATGGAATCATATAGGATATGTCCATACCGTGTGTAGATCTACCGCGGGTGTAAAGTTTTCCGCCTGAGTATAATACCGAGATACCATCGAGTTTTCCTGATATTACCTTTGGACCAGGATATTTTGCTTTGTATTTGGGCAAAGCATTTGTATCAGGTTTAATTTTATCCATGGAATGCATTTCAAATGGTAACTTTACTTTGGCTTTATCCGTTGGGGCACCAACCTCATCAAAACAAGGGTTATTGGGATAAGTGCGTTGTCCATACTCTTTTAGAATATCAAATACATTATCTGCAACAAATGGTTCTTTATTGTAGTATGCAGCGGATGCCACGCGAACCATCTCACATATCGTCTCTTCTGAAAACTGTTTTACCACGGAAATTCCATCATTGGTTAACAATTCCCAGTTAGCGCGCAGTTTACCATCAGTGTCTTTTTTTACTTTTTTATTTGATTTTATTTTTATTGTCCCCCTTTTCTTTTTCACTACTTTGGCTTTCTTGAGCGACTTTTTTTTAGTGCTTTTTTTGACGTTTTTAGACGGAGATACACCAATAGGAGATGGAGTTTTCATTTCATCTACCGGAGTTTTCACTTGCTCGCCGGTTTTAAGTATCACTGCCTTACCACTCTTTCTTTCAGTGGGCGTTTTGTATTCTAATCCAAGGAAATCAAAGATGGATTTTTCAGTTGGAAAATCTCCTTTTACTCTCTCGCCCTTCTTATTTTTCTTTGGACCCGTCAGTTTAAATAAGCCGTGCTCATTCATCGTATAGCCAAGATCAATGGCTCTTTGACGCTGAACCACATTAAATGCTTTGCTTCCAGTAAAGTATAGCACTGCAAATGAGTACTCTTCGGGTTTTGAATACATGAAATCCAATCTTCTGGCAGTAGTTGACCCGGGTAATTTACCCACAGTCAAGCTTTTTGTCTTGCCTTTGGAGAGACTCTCCACTAAAACTCCCTCTTTTTCCAATTCATCAAGAAACTTTTTAAAGATTGTATCATCTCCTTGTTTATTTGTAACCGCGACATCAATATCTCCTGATGTTTTATTACCTCTTCTATAAGATCCAAGAATCTCAAATTCATCGCCATCTTGTTTCACTTTATTAAAGACTTTTTTAAAGACCTTTTCGTATTCACCCACTTCTTCTCTAGGTATACGCTTCAATATATCTTCATAATGACGGAGGCCCTTTTTCTGAACCGCATTTAGGAGCTCATCTTGTCGTTCTCTCAACTGAGCAATAGAAGTCAGTCCCAACTCTGCGAGTTGAAGCGCTTTCTTAGGCCCAATACCATAAACTTTTACGAATAGATATCTTGCCTTATGTTCAGACATTTTTTCTTTCTCAATGGCTCTAAGAGTTCCTGTCTCCATGAACTCTTTAAATTTTTTAAGTATGGTATCTCCTATTCCAGGCTGACCTTTCAACTCATCTGGACTTTTGATCTCTGTGGGATATGCCATAATAGTCTCGGCTGCGGTATGGTAGGCTCTCGCTCTGAAACCCTCCCCTTTCATTTTCATCAGATCTTCAAGCTCTTCCAAAAGATTTATGAATTGTTCATTTAGCGATGCTGTTTTAGTTTTCATGACGACCTTCTTCTTTTTACCTTTGACTTTGATTACTTTTCGTGCTTTACTCATAGTTGTTGTAGTATGTTTAACATTGGCATCTAATACTTTTTTTTCTTCAATTTTTCGATTTTTTTTTGTCATGACCTTTACTTTTACTTTCTTGAATTTTTTAGGTACTTTTAATGTTTTCTTTTTTTTTGGTTTTGGACAATATCCAAATGTTTTAAGTGTTCTGCGTTTAGGAGTAACTTTTGTGGCACATATACTCCCTTTAGTAGTCTTAATACATTTATTGTGCATTTTTCCTTCATGTTTAAAAGGAAATATACAAACTCCTTGTTTTATTTTTTTATCCGAATCCCTTTTACCTAGCCAATTTACATCGGAGGCATTCATTTATATTAGCGTTTTATTTTTTTCTTAAAGTATGTAGTCAAAAATTTATTTGCAATAATATCATCTAAAAATTTTACATTGTCGTCTTTTTTTTACTCTGAAGCGTCTTAGGTTTTTGAATCACTTCTTTAATATTTGGAAAAGGAAGTTCATTTATTGTTTTATTCATTTAATATAAAAAAATATAAAATTAATATAAGAATGACAGTATTAATGCAACAGATTTCCATTTCAAAAACAAGTGGAAATAAAACTAAAAAAAAAAGAACTTCTATCAAGTATGATGGTAAAAAGGCACATATAATGTGTAGTAATAATGGTAAAAAAACTTTTAAGACTTTAACGAATAATCAACTCATGAGTTTAATGGCAATGCCTGCATCAAAAAAAACTTTAAATCAAAGACTTGGTAGTGTATTAAAAAAACGGAGAGCGAGAGGTACAAAAAAATTAAAAAAAAAACGCCGAGAAACTAAGAAAAGAAAAAGAAAAAAGAAGAAAAACAAAAACAAAGGGAAAAAACATTAAACTGCTAGTATTACTTTTTTGAAGTCTTCATCCTCAATACTATTTCTATTGGATAAATATTCTTTTGCTTTATATTTATCCATCTTATTAAGATACGTTCTAGATGCATACAGTAATTTAAATGTAAGATCATCAAATCCTATCGATTCAACATATATTCTTCTGTCTTTTCTTAAAAGTGTTAAAAATTTTATGATGTATTTAGGATCTGCCGGAAAAAAGAAAATAATAAAAATATGATTTCTTATAATTGTTCTATTTTTTCCTTCAAACTCAAAATCAGAATAGCTTAATTCACACCCACCATTTTTAGCAATCTCTATTAAATCTCTCTTCAGTTCCAAAGCGCCACTTGTTTTTTTCAAGTTAAACGCTACTTCCAATCTATAAGACATTGTTATGATTTACCTAAAGATTTTATTTTTAAAAAAAAAATAAAATTTTATACTACAAAATGCCTACAATATTGTAGGTATATCAAATATCGATTATTGATTAGATGCATTTTCAGAGAATTCTCTTTGTGCTTTTCTGTACACCATGCCATTAGGGATGCTCCAAACATAACGATTTACGTGAGGTTTCAACATTTGTCCGATCATTTTGCTCCATTTTTCTCTCTTGGCGTTCAAAGCCATTTGAATATTCTCAATGCATTTTTCTTGCAACTCTTTGTTTAATTCTCTACCAATTCCCCAAGTACCATATCCCCGAAATGATCCCCAGCTGTTTTTTCTGTCGTCCGGGAAAACTTCCAATAGCGACTGTTTAATAACTGTCAGATGTTCTTCTTCGGTAAGTCGAAGTTTAGGATGAACATTGGTGAATATGGACAACGCAACGCCCCGCCAGACACTTCCAATCCTAATCATTTTACGATATTGATCATCCCTGACATATTTAGGGCTTGGCGATTCTACTTCATACCATGGTCCTGCTCCTCTCATACTCATATTTAGATTATAGTAGTTATTAGTAGATTGGGTTTACATTCTTTTTATGGCTAAAAATCATTTCAATTTTCTGACTATATTAAAATGGGTGATTATTTTCAGAGTACAAATATTAATGCTTCAAATTTTTATAAAAACGGGAAACCAATTAATTTAGGTGGTCAAGGCGCTCAAGGCGCTACAGGAGCTCAAGGCACTACAGGAACTCAAGGCGCTACAGGAGCTCAAGGCACTACAGGAGCTCAAGGGGCAACTTCTGGAGGAGAGCTACCAGTTGGAAGTGTCGTTATGTGGCCACTAACACAACAACCACCTAATTGGTTATTTTGTAATAACCAGAAAATACCGTCAAAGTACACCGCCCTCCTCGCTTTGATGAAGACGAATTTGACGCCTGATTTTCGAGGCCGATTTCCAGCTATGTCTGGTAGCCACACCGGCGCTGTCGAGTATATTGGAGCTCTTGGAACTAAAACCGACACACATTCTTTGAATATCTACCAAATGCCTCCTCATGAGCATGAAATCACAGTAACTCTTAACCCACCAAAAAAGTCAACTGGATTTTCAGGAGTTGGCTCATTTACAAACGAAATGCCATCGTACACAGGTTCGGCCTCCCCCTTCGAGGCAACAACAGTATTGGGTACTGGATCTAACTGTAATGACGATGACGCCTGCAAGAGTAGCATTATATTTGGGAAAGATGGTAAACCGACTGGTACAAACATAACTGGTGGAGAGCCCAATAATAAGGGCGTCAATGTCATAAAACCATATGCACCTCCATATTATTCAATAAACTTTATTATATATGCTGGGGCACCTACTTTATAATAATAAATTGAATACTAATTTAAAAAGAATATAGTATTCAATAACTCAAATGGAACCTCCTACTTATTTAGCGAATAAATACCCTCACGAACGCGATTCTCACATACATTTTGATGAGGGTCCGCATATTTATACCATAGATGGTGATAGCGACTATATGTCTGTAACAACATGGAATCATTCTCATTTTGCCCACTTTGATCCGGATGCTATTATTGAAAAAATGATGAAGTCGCCAAAATGGCCACAAAGCAAGTATTTTGGCCAAACGCCGGAAGAAA